TCCCAAACATTCCACCACTCCCTTTTGATAATCGCACCCTCTTCAGCAGTAGGATTCTGAAGATACTGTGCGTTCCACTTGGCTACAGGTATAGAAGCCCTAACGCCGTCTAGCTCTTCCCTGCTCCAAAATTCGGGCCACAACACGTTGTCTGTTTCTGGAAATATCGCTGGGAACTCCACAACTTCCCACTGATCCGCTCCGCCCTCGGCCTGCTTCTGCAAAACCTTCGCTGTCAAATCCCTGATGCTCCACCGCGTCATCACAATGATGATCGCGCCGCCCGGCTGTAGTCGCTGTCTCGGTCCTGATGTGTACCATTCGTAAATATTATCCAGCGCGGCTGGTGATAACGCATCCTGCTCTGATACAGGATCGTCAATAATACAAAGATCAGCACCACGACCAGCAAGCGCACCGCCTACACCAACAGCGTAATACTCTCCACCCATATCCGTAGACCAACGACCACTGGCCTTCGCATCTCTAGCTAACTGTATGTCAGGAAAAACATCACGGTAAATATCACTGTCCAAAAGGTTCTTGACCTTACGACCAAAACCTACAGCCAACTCCGCCGTGTGCGTTGCCTGAATAATCTTTGTCTGAGGCTTCTGCCCCATAACCCACGCAGGAAATAAATAACTGGCAAACTCGGACTTCGTATGACGCGGCGGCATGTTAACGATTAAACGCTTTAACTCGCCCCTCGCTACACGCTCCAGCTTATCACCAAAAATCTTGTGATGATCACCAGCAATAAATGAAGGCCAGACATGCTTTACAAACTTTAAAAACTTGTCCTGATACTCTTCCCTGTCATGAAGCTCCTTGTACTTGTCCAGATGCTTGCCAAGAGACTCAAGCTCCGCATCAGTCAGAAACTCAGTAGGTATATCAAGGACTTCATCCATTTACTAAGCCGCTGGCATCAATGCCTTTAAGAAGTTGTCCGCTGCCATATCCAAGTTGGAAGATACAGGGCCACCATTTGCTAAACCAACAGGATATTGCGGCTGTGGACGAGACAGTAACTGTGCATACTTCTGCATCTCTGACATAACCTGCGGATTAACACCGCCTGTCACCGGAGTACCATAACCAGAAGGCATCTGACCTAAAAATGGCATAGGCTGTCGAGGTGATGGAACAATAACAGGTGACGGAGGTGGCGGAGGCTGTCCTGTGCCTATCCCCCCAATGCCGGGAGGATTACCATCTCCGCTGTTTGATACTGGTGTGCATGTGCCATTTACCAAGCTATACCCGGGTGGGCATGGATCTGCTGGAGCCTTGACTCGCTGATCTGGACCGTCACCGCCGGAACCCCCCGGATCTTCACCACGATCAAAAGGATTCGCACCTCCGCCAGTGTATGACTCACCAATGAAGTTAGGCATAAATCCACCAAGGAAGTTAACGCCGCTTTGCATCAAGCCACCAAAAGATTCAGGATCCGGTAGACCCGTTACACCACGAACCGTACCATCAGGATTTGTGTAAATGCCCGTGGCTCTATTATCTTCTAATATGTTATTAATGTTTCTTGGAGTATTCATAAACGTATCACCAAATATTGATTCTGCGGCACGTTTTTCTAAATCTGCTCTTTGCTCATCGGTGATACCGCCAAAGCCACGCTCTGCACCTCGCTTGTTCACAGAACGATCAGTAAGGTCATAACCCATTTCTTTAGCGTAATCTGCGGCACGTTGCTGTCTGGAAGCAAAAGTGTCTAAACCGCCTCCACCCTTCCCAAAGCCAGCGGCAATATCCTCATCAAAATACTCATCTTCCATGCCCAAAACATCTTGTGCAGGAGTCGTTGTAGAAGTAGGAACATCTACACCCAGTCCAGCAGCGCCTATGTCTACTAAATCATTTGGAGGCGTGTTCACAAAATTCATGTTGTCAGTGTTTAAATCATCACTAGGGGTCATTATGCCAATGCTTGGTGTTTCAGAGAGAACATTTCCTGTCACACCGCGAGGAGCAACACCATACTGCGCTTCAAAATCAGCAGGGTTCATACTTCTTTCTGCGGCTCTCCTATCCATTGCACCCTTGTATGAGTCCAAATCACCCAATAAATTATTGCCACCAAGCAGACTGCTGGTAGGCGATGTGCCTTTTGCAACGCCAGTGTTGACGGAAGCAATGCCAGTGTCTGTAGCAGGAGCGCCTCGTATCTCAGCTAAAAGCTGACCAGCAGCGCCAAGATTGGCAGGATTTGATTTTAACTGGTCTATCTCTGCCTGAACTTGTGGAGGCGGTGGAGATCTTCGATTAATTAAATCCTGTCTTGCGTCATCTATAACAAGTTGATCTACTTGCCTTTGCCGCTCTTCGTTATCACTAACAATCTGATCAATAACAGCCTGTTCTTTTATAGCATCGCCTTCCTCATCTGCATCAGAGTCACTTTCATAACTATCAAACATGTCTCCTACTTGTGATGCGTCACCTTCCTCATCAGCGTCAGAGTCGCCATCATTCCCACCAGAGGAGCCACCAGCACCAGACGGACCACCAGCAGCGCCACCAGCACGCTCAGACCCAAATCCAGATTCTTCTCCTCCAAATCCAGGCGGAAACGCTGGTATACCCATAGGGCCAGCCTCGCCAGATCCACCTAAAGCCTGAAGAATATCAGCCTCATCAGGCGTGATATACGACAACATGTGATCCTGACCACGAATGTCTGTACGGCGCGGTGGCACAGAGCCACCACCCTCAAAGCCTTGCGGCGCAAATATATCTATCTCAGGTAATATGGGAGGCATGTGCGCCGGAGGCTGCATCATAGGCGGCTGCTGCATCATGGGAGGCTGCATGCGATTGTTCAAAAACTGACGAAAACGCTGCCTGTTATTAGGATCTGTCTGAAAATCCATAGCCTGTGGCTGCGGCTGTGCAGGCGGTGGAGGTGCCATTGGCCCCATGAAACTTGTCATGCTCTAACCCTCTATGAAAAATACACGAGGCCAATGATAGTTTATTATTCAAACTTTGACAACAGATACTCTAACTCGGTCTTTGATTGCCTCAAAACCTTGTCGATATGAGCGTCTGTACCCTCCACGCCGCTCAACGCACTACACAAACGCCCTATTCGATCCTTGTCAAAGTTACTTAACGTGCCTGTCGGCATCAAAACGTCACTGCCCTTCGTGTTCTCCATGTAACGCACAGATAATTCTATGGAACGCGGAATGTCCTGCTCACCACTCTCGTAGTAACAATACATTCGATGACTTACGCCCAAAGACCGGGCCATGTGCATCTGCGTTACGTTAAGCTCCTTACGCTTTTTTACCAACGTCTTGCTGTCCCACATACTGTAGGAGTCTTTAGCCTTGTACATCACCCACCTCCTCAAGCATACCAGCGTCAATCATGTCGGCAGCGAATGCCTCAACACTATCGAACCTGATAGACTTGCCACTCCAATCGCATGCAGACCTTGCTGCCATACGCATGAATGTGTTGTCATTGTCATACTCCCACGGAAACACACCCTTCCATGCTTCCAGGAACGCTTCAGCATTAGGAGCCTCAAACTCAATAGGATCCTCGCTGATTTTTAATAAAAACTTAGGCATTTGCCCCTCCTTTGGTTGTTTCATATAACTTAGTGCAAAGATTGCAAACAATCAAGGGAAATATGATATAAAATTTTTTTTTAAAATTTTTTGGGAGTTGTTTGTGGGGAACTTGGCGCAACGTATCGCCCTGTCAAGCTGACAGAAAAGGGGGGGACGATACCCGTCCCGTCCCGATTTTGTCACATATTGCCAAGGCATAGGGTACCTTGGTTGCAACCATTGCGTTAATCGCCCGTAGGGCTGCGCCTATGGCGTACAATTGTTCGGCTGCTGGTAACCTACCGCACAAAAAAAGAGGCGCTGAAAGCGCCTCTAATCGCGGTTTTGTGTAACGCGCTAGTTTAGCGCGTTACGTCTTGAATTGAGATATTCATATGTCTGATCGTCCAAGCCAGCAAAGATTGACGCAATGCCAAGGCGATTTTCGGGAAGCAATGCCGCTTCGCCTTCAATGGTGCGGGTGACTGATTGAATTGCCTCATAACCATTTAGATCATGGTTGCCTTGGCTATCACCATACGAATGACCATAGGCTTGCTGATTATGGCATATGATTGCATCGTCACCATGTGACGCACGCATTTCAGATATCCTTGCGCGAATGGTGCCGGCATCCCATCCGGTAACATTGGATATATCAGCAACGGTTGCGCCACCATCGCGCCGGATTGTTTCCCACATGATGCCAATGCGTGATCCATTGCGATATGGCTGTTCAGGTGTAGACGTTTGGACGGTACGAGACGCGCTATAATCAATACGGTTTTCATCACTATGCCTAAACATGGCATCAATAAGCAAACACCATGCCTCAAGCTTGGCAATCTCTAATGTGGCTTGGTGCTGGCGGAATTCAATCGTTCCAACACGCGCCCATGTATCAAGAGAGACTGCCGCAAATTTGCGCCCCAAAATCTGGTTCAATTCATTTGCGCTTGTCGCATGGTTGAATTCATCAGGGGTGCGCCCAGTGTCACCAATGCGTCGGAGAGAATGGCAGAAACGCTCTTGGCAACCATTCTCGCGTCTGGATGGTGGCAATAGCAAATCAACATCGTTTTGCTGATTGGCGTATCTGATAAGAACGTCTTTCACTAATGCCATTGGCATAACGTCATGGCATTGGCTA